TTCCCATACATTGTGGGCGGGGCAAACAGAACTACTAACCAGTTCACAGGCTTTCAGTTGTTTACAAGCACAGGGACAGCCACAGTCGAATACCAAGTGTTTGGATACCAAAACTAATGAGCAACACCGAAAAACAAACCGTCCATGACTGGTCATCAGGCAGTCTGGAAATCTACGAAATAGACGCACCTATCGAGGAGACACATGAAGCGCCTGCTGATAACGCTGAGCCTTTGCCTGACGCTGAGTAGCTGCGCTGACCGCGTCCGCGAAAACTGCGAAACCACAAAAGCCAACGGCCTACTAGAAAGACGCTGCCCATGAAACCCGAAAACCGCCTAACCAACGAAGAAATCAAAGCCCGACTAATCCTCATCGTAGGCGTAGCACTCTCGTTCTCATTCGTGGCCGCCATCGTCTCGCTGATCTACGGCTTGCTGTTTGTAGTACAACCCCTCGAGCAGGCACCCAATGACGCAGAAGCATGGGCTGTGTTGTCCCCAATGCTGATGACCCTCGCAGGCGGTCTCATCGGTCTGCTCGCTGGTAACGGTCTAAAGGACAAGCCCAAAGACCCACCAACCACACCTCCAGTGCCATGATTAGCGCAACCGTCACAATCGCCACCACACCAACCCTGCTCGTAGCAGCTGCAACAGGCACACGCACGATCTACCTGCACGTCATAGGCAACACCATCGTCTATTTAGGCGGTGCAACCGTCACCACCGCTGCAGGTACAGCCGTAGAAAAACACACAAGCCCCATTGCTATCACCCTTCGAGATGGCGACAGCCTGTACGGCATTGTCGAATCGGGCACCGCCGATGTAAGAGTTATGAGGGACAACTAATGCCTAGGAAATACCCGTTCTACCCAGCGTGGGATGGCAAAGCCACAGACCCCGTCACCAAGAAGTTCTACGACCTCTGCAAACGCCGTTGGGCTTTCACCAACCTAGGCATGTACGCAAACCGCCCCATGCGAGGCTCCAAGAATCTCTCAGTCCATGCGACAGGGTTCGCTGTTGACATGGGCTACCCAGCCACCCGTGCAGGCCGTGCCACCGCCCGAGAAGCATGGGACTGGCTCATCGAGCACAGCAAAGAGCTGCGGATCTGTGAGATTCACGACTACTCGTATCTAAACCCTAAGCAGGATCCAAAAGACAAGACCGCGTGGGGTCGCGGATTTAGGTGCAGTCGCGGTGAGCAGAACAAAGGTGTCAAGGTGTTTACCTCCACCGACAACGCTGGCACACCCGGCGGTGCATGGCTCCATGTCGAGGTGTCCAACGATTGGGAATCCCCTGAGGCTTTTGAGGCTGCATGGCGCGCCCTACCTAAGCCTGTAAAGACTCCCTAGGGGCTTGGTCTCTCCTAGGGGCTAGGAGGGTTGGGTGTGTTGTTTCTCCCCCACTCCAGCCCTCCGCTTTCGTAATGCTTGACTTGTGTTTACACATTGGTCAGAATGTTTACACGGGCGACCAAGCGCCCCCAAACAAAGGAGACATCATGTTCGATGACTTGCCACTGTTCCGCAGTGCAGACCCAATCACCTCAGTGCTAGGCGCTGGCGATGTAAAGCCCCGTAGAGGCTCCCAGCAGGCTCTCCTGCTCGCCGAATACGCATTCCGTGACGGACTTACCGATGAAGAAGCAGGGCTCTTCTCAGGGCTTCTCAGCCGTCCTAAGTGCTGCTACTGGAAACGATGCTCAGAGCTCCGCGCAAAGGGTCTCATCGTCCCCACAGGCGAAACACGCCTCTCATCGGCTGGTTCAGCCATGCAGGTCTGCGCCATCACCCCAGCAGGGAAAGAAGCACTCCGATGATGGTATTCCTAGTCACCCTGCCTCTAGGGTTATTCATGGCCTGCCTCATCTACGGCATGTACCAAGCCCTTGACATTGAAACCCACTGGCAAGACCCTCCGTATGACTGGAACTTTGAAGACGAAGATCTTTGGATTACGGAAACTGAATTATTGGACTATCAAAGAAGAGAAGATTGAAACGTGTCTCACTGTGCCTACTCGCACTACTCGCCCTATCTTTCCCGCCCGTGCAAGCATCAGCTGCACCCCAGTGGAAGTGCCCTCAATGGCACGACCTCATGCGCAAATATGGGTTGCCTATCCGGGTCTTCGATCACATCATGTGGCGAGAGTCAAGGTGCATCCCGACGGCTATCGGGTGGAATTACTTTGCTGGTAAAGACCACACCGATTGTGTGTTATCGCCTGCACATATTTACAAGAATTGCAAAGCGGTTAAGTCGTACGATATCGGCTTGCTTCAAGCGAATTCAGGGTGGCGTTCGTTAACGGCTCGGGTGTGTAAACGCCCAGCGCGTCAACTGATACGCTCCCTGACAGACCCTTCCTGCAATCTCAAGGTCGCAAGTGTCCTATGGGACGATGGCAAGGGATTATCAAACTGGCGAGCCACGTCAGGCAAGTAAACAATAAACATTCAGGAGAAACGAATGATAAACAAACCACACGCCGTAGCCGTAAGGCTCACCCCTGAGGAGTTCAAAGCCATTACGCATGTGATGCTTCGAGATCAGGACAAGAACATCACCGCAACACTTCGCAAGGTCATCGAGCCGTTGATTGCTGAAGGTGTTGCATCTCTTGCAGCTCTGCAAAAGAAAGAGGACGCTCGTTTGAAGCGCCTTGCTAAGAAGGAGGCTGCAAGTGGGCTTTAATCTTGACGATTACGAACCAGTAGCCGTTCGCCATTCACGCTGGCTCGCACAGCACCCCAACGGACGCACCATCACACACATGGTCTCGATTCCTGGAGCCGACGTTTGCGTGATCCGTGCAGAGCTGTGGCTTGAGGATGTCTGCATCGCTACGGGCTACGCCGAAGAAGTTCGTGGGGCTGGCAATGTAAACCGCACCTCACATGTCGAGAACTGTGAAACCTCCGCTGTAGGTCGTGCATTGGCTAACGCTGGCATGGCTGGCACCGATGTAAACAAACGCCCAAGCCGTGAAGAGATGGCAAAAGTTCAACGCCAATCGGCAGGACGTGGCTACCTGCCTGCACAAGCACCCCTTGCCAAAACATCGTCAACCGCTGCAGAAGCAAACGGTGTCACCATCAAAGGAGACCAGTGGGGCCCGATACCCGATTGGCTTGTTCTCGAAGCGGCTCAAGCAGGCGTGACACAAGTGTGGGACAACCGCAACCAGTTAGCGCAAAACCCCAAGCGTCCTTGGTTCAAAGATGTAAACGGCGACAAAGCGTTTTGGGCTCCGAAGGGCACATCGTTGCCGGTGATGGCAACCCACGAAGACGATCTGGACGACTCACCTGAGGAGCCATTCTGATGAAAAAACCAATAGACGGAATGGAACTTGGCAAGGTGCTTTGCGAAATGTTTGGGATTGACCCTTCAAACGTTATTGGGCTTGAAGTCAAGGCTTACATAAACGAACTCGCAGAAGTTGAAATAATTACTCGCCCAGAGTGGGCTGACGGTTTCACCGTGTCCCGCACTTTCAAACTGATGGATGACAAATAATGGACGCAGGAACAATGAAGGACTACATCGAAGACCTCATCATCAAAGTCGGCGAAATGGAGCAACAGTTCAACGCGCTCGGTGAAATCATCAAGCAGCTGCAAGAACAACGAGACGCATACAAAGCCCTCTACGAAAGCGCCTTTAACGAACTTGACCGAATCAGGCACAGCCAATGATTGAGTTCGTTTACTTCGTGTCCCACAGCACTCTCATGATTGCTCTAGGCATTTGGCTGGCGAAGCGTCATGTCTAAAGCCATCCTCTGCCCGTTTTACACCTGCAAAAACGAGACCAGTGGTTATTGCTCGATGCACCGTCACCTACTGCCAGCGATTGAGCGCGTAGTCGAGCACATGGATCCTGAAGGCATCCTGTCGTTTAATGTAAACGTCTCGAACCTGTTGCCAATGGTGAAGATGATGGAAGAGCAATACCGAGACCTAAAACGTCTTGAGCGTGAGTTGAGCAGCTGCAGCGCCGAACTTGGGCGCATCCTTGGAGGCGTGTGATGATGCCTTACGGCGTAAACGGGCAATGGCACTATGCCGACTGCAAAGAACTTCTCAATAGTCACCCTGGCTGCAGCTGCATCCCAAGTATGGCAAAACAGATTGCAATGCTCGCCGAAGAAGTCGGGAACCTGATGCGCGCTAATCGCCATCTACAAAGACAGGTTGACAATGCCCAGCGGTGAAGCAACCGAGCGCATCTTCCAATCCAAGGTTGAACAGATTGCCTCGATGAATGGGTGGTTGATATTTCACCCCAGCCCACACCAAGTTCGTCCGGGTGTATTCCGATCTGATGGCAAAGGCTTCCCCGACCTTGTACTGGCCCATCGTGACAGGGGCTTGATATTCGCTGAGTTAAAGCTTGACAAAACCAAGTTGACCCCTATGCAGGTCATATGGGCAAACGCCATCAGCCCACACGCAGAACACTATGTATGGCGACCTAATCAACTCGAGATGATTGCGGAGCGTCTCGGGCGCAAGTAGCATCCGCGACAACAGATCAGAATCACGGCCTCGTTGGGAGTTGTACTCAGCAGGTAGAACGCACGGGGACGTGTTAGAGCAGGCTGTCGTAGAACGGCCTGTACAGCGTCCAAACGTCACAAATGTCAATGGTGTCCGTCCCTTGGTGTAATCATCCGGCAGCCATACCTCGTAGGTAGAACTGT